GATACTCACCTTCTGGTTATAATTCAGGATATGGATCAGGTTACGGACAAAATAACATGTTCTATGGTGGTTATGGTGGTAATAACTATAATCAACAACAACAAATGGCTTACAATCCTTACTCATCCTTATATAGTCAACTAAGTAATCCTCAAACATACGGTTATTCTGGAGATGTTTACACACCTGAGTATAATTCTTATTTAAATACTCAATATGAAGGTGATAGATATTCATCAGGATATCAAGATTACCTTCAAACAAATAATCCCGGAGTATATACCAATCTCTTTGGTGGGGCGGTATAGTGGCTAAAACAACCATATCTGTTTTAGATGAAAAAATTACGCATCACGAAACTTTGTGCTTAGAAAAATACAACAACATACAACAAAGATTAATTAGGATAGAAACAATGATCGTTGGGTCAACTGTAGGTGTTATGGGATTATTGTTAAAATTAGTTTTATTCTAATGCCTATAAGTAGAGCCCAAATGGGTAAAGAAATTTCTACTGGTGGAATAAAAAAGTATCGCTCTGGTGGATTAGTAGGTTATAATGGAGATTCTTTGAAACCGGGTTCAAAATCTGGTAATATAGGATGTGGTGCAATTGCTCCAGGAAAACGAAAGTTTACTAAGATAGGATAATGACATGGCTACCAGTAACAGTAGGGACTTTGAATTAGACGTAGCAGAATACGTTGAAGAAGCCTTTGAAAGGTGTGGTCTACAATTACGAACTGGTTATGATTTAAAAACTGCTCAACGAAGTTTAAATCTTATGTTAGCAGATTGGGCTAATAGAGGTCTTAATCAGTGGACAGTTAATCAACATATAGAACCTCTTGTTCAAGGTCAAACAGACTACACTTTACCTGAAGGTGCTATCGATGTTTTAGGTCTTGCTTATAGAACTCTGTCAAACGGAGTAAATTCTGACATTATAATTCAACCTATTGGTAGAAACGAATATCTTCAAGTACCAGATAAATCAACACAAGGTCAGCCAAGTCAATATTTTGTAGATAAACAAATTTCTCCAAAAATTCAAATATGGCCTACATCTAATAATAATAGCGACAGTTTAGTTTTTAATTATTTAAGAAGAATTGAAGACGCAGATTATGGACCAAACACTATGCAGGTTCCTTTTCGTTTTTACCCAGCTTTAGCAGCTGGACTTGCTTATTATCTTTCTATCAAGAGAGCACCGGAAAGAACTGGTTTATTAAAACAAAGCTATGAAGAAGAATTTCAAAGAGCTATGGATCAAGATGAAGTTCGTCAAAGTTATCAAGTTAGACCTTCTATGAGAAGTTATAGGAGACTTACTTAATGGCATATGCAAACGGCAGAAGAGCCCTAGGTCAATGTGATAGATGTGGACAAAGATATCTTTTAAAAGAGCTACATAATGAATGGAACGGTTTCAAAACATGTTCTGAATGTTGGGAGCCTAAACAACCTCAACTTGAAGTAAGAATAAATTTTGCCGATCCTCAAGCTTTATATGAACCAAGACCAGACAAAGATGTATCAGCGGGAGATGGTGTCGTAAGCACAACTAGAATAAATGCATTTAATTCTCTTGTTGTAGATCCTATTGGAACAGCCTTTTCATTTCCTGCTGCTCAAGCAAAAATAGGAACAGTAACGGTGGTAATAACATGACATTAGCAGAATTAAAAACACTTATACAAAGTTATACACAAAACGATGAAGCTGTTTTTGTAAATACTTTAGATGATTTTATAAGATCAGCCGAAGAAAGAATGCTAGAGCTTGTGCAGGTTAATGTTTTTAGAAAAACTGCCACAGGTAATGTAACTTTAGGAAATAGGTTTTTAAAAGGACCTACTGACTATTTAGCGTCTTTTTCTTTAGCTGTAATAGATGCTAATGGTGATTATCATTATTTAGATAAAAAACACCCATCTTTTATTCAAGAATATGACATAGACCCAGCTCAAGCAAATTTGAATGGATTACCAAGATATTATGCAGATTTTGATGCTGGAAGTAATACAGCGGGAGAAGATAATACATTTTTAATTTCACCTACTCCTGACGCTAATTACTCTATGGAATTAAATTACTTATATAGGCCACCAAGCCTAGTAACCAACACAAGTGGCACTTACTTGTCTGAAAATTCAAGAAATGCTATGTTGTATGGTTCTTTAATTGAAGCTTATATATTTATGAAGGGAGAACCTACCCTTTTAGCAGAGTATGAGAAAAGGTTCATGGAAGAAATCTCTCGTCAGAAGAACCTATTTGAAGGTAGAGATAGACGAGATGAGTATCGTTTTGATAGTTTAAGAATAGAGGTAACATAATATGTTTACAGAAGAGATAGGAGCTAATTTAAGCTCTGTAAAAGTGGTAACTACAAACAACACTGGATTAGGAGTAGATCATTGGGCTGATAGAGCAACTGATCATATTATTTCTGTATCCGCTGACGCTCCTCCTGCAATAAGAGAGCAGGCAGAAGCATTTAAAGAAAATGTAAGAAGTGTAATGACTTATTACATGAAACAAGCTATCTTATCTGAACGTACGACTATATGTGGTACATTGTCCTTACAAGGACACAATGATATGGCTGAAATTATAAGGAGATTATAAAATGACAATAGCTCAAGCGATGACCACAAGTTTTAAGGTTGAACTTTTACAAGGTGTTCATAACTTTTTTTTAGGATCTGGCGGTGGATCTGCAAATACAGGAGCAACATTTAAAATTGCTCTTTACACATCATCTGCAACTATAAATGCAACTACGCTAGTATTTTCAACAACTAATGAAGCATCTGGAACTAATTATGTATCTGGAGGAAATACATTAACTAATGTAACTCCAACAAATCCATCAGGAACAACTGCTATTACAGATTTTGCTGATACAACGTGGAGTACTTCGACTATTACAGCTCATGGTGCGTTGATATATAACTCTACACAATCTAATAAATCAGTTGCAGTTCTTGACTTTGGTGGAAATAAATCATCAAGTTCTGGAGATTTTACAATTCAATTTCCAACTGCTAACGCAGGTAACGCTATAATTCGCATAGCTTAGTGGGGTAAACCTACATGGCTCGTCTTGTTAAGGATCGTATAAAACAAACCACTACTACTACTGGAGCTAATAATTTAGCTTTAAGTGGTTCAGTTGCAGGGTATCAGAATTTTTCTGTTCTTGGGAACGGAAATACTACATTTTATTGCATAGAAGATGCAAATGGAACTGCTTTTGAAGTAGGTATCGGAACTTACACAAGCAATACACTTGCACGAACCACCATACTGGACAGTACCAACTCTGGATCAGCTATTTCTCTAACTTCTGGCACACATGATGTCTTTGTCACATACCCAGCAGGCCGTGCAGGATTTAACGATGAGGGTCTTTCTCCTACCCTTACCGCTTCAGGTACAATCACAGCAGGTAAACCAGTCATACAGAATGCAAATGGAACAGTTACGCAAGTAGCTGAGACAACAACACCTAATGCAACCCCCAACTTTGCAAGAGGAAACATCACAACCTCATCAAATACTTCAACAGGTGCTCTTGCTTACGAGGCAACTTCAGGCAGACACGCTTACCTTTACAAAGATACTAGCCCTTCAGGTTGGGATAATGATTATAGCACTGTTGTAGCAGGAGTGTGGTCAAATGGAGTTATGACATGGGGAACTCCAACTGTTGTCGCAAGTTCAGGTTCTGCTAGTGATAATAATGCTACTATATGTGCAGGTAACGGAGCAATTTATGTTCAATATATACAAGGCACTTACGCTAAAATGTACGCAAGAAGTGCTACTATAAGTGGAACAACATTCACTTTTGGTTCAGCAGTAGATTTTTCTTCAGGTAATGCAAATTATCAAGAAGCGGCTATTGGTTTTGATGAAAGCACAAATTATATAATTGCTTGTTATTCTTATAATGATGGTGGTGTTTATAAAACTTTTGTTAGACCGCTTACTGCAAGTGGAACTACATTAACAGTAGGTTCAACAGAATATGCTCTTTTTAATAGTAATGCATCAGTAACTAGAACTAATTTAATTTACGATCCTGATACATCAAGAGTTGTACTTATATACTGTGACTCAGCAGATGGTGATAAAGGTAAGTCAAGAGTTATACAATCAACAGGAAGTGCAGGAAGTCCAACACTTACAGTTGGTTCTGCGGTTACATGGGCATCTCAAGGAACAGGTGGTAATGATGTAATTTATGATACAGTTAATAATAAAATGTTTGTAAGTTCTTTTAAAAATGAAAGTGGTACAGAATATTGGAAAGGTTGTATTGGAACAGTTACAGGAGGCGGTACAAATAGTATTTCTTGGACAGCTCAATCAATAGTATGGCAACCTTCAGGTGGTAATTCCGCAACTTTTGCTTCAACTTACGACTCTAGTGTTAATAAAGGTTATATTTGGATTAGAGAAAATAGTGTTATGAAATACAACACAATTGCTATTGGAACGTCTTCATTTACTATGGGAACTTTAGCAAATTTACCTGATTCAACAGACCAACTAGTTTGGAATGGTCGTGGTGCTGTATATAATTCTGCTAATGGTACAGTGTTAGCAGGTAGGCAATTAGGAGGAAGTACAGATTATTCAGGATGGCGTTCAGCTTTTACAGTTACAACAACATCATCTAATCTCACCTCTACAAACTATCTAGGATTAGCTTCTAATTCTGCAACCACAACCAATCCTGTACAGATTAATGTAAATGGAAGTATAAATAACGCTCAGACATCGCTGACTGTTGACAAAGACTACTACACCACAAGTGCAGGAAGCATTGTTACAAGATTAAATGGTAGTGGAGTTGCTCAAGCAACTCAATTTGTCGGAACAGCATTAAGTGCAACGGCATTATCATTAAGGGAATTTCCTGCAAGTACAATCGTAGGTAAAGCTGATGGTACTGTTACTAAAGGTAAAACTGTAATTGTAGAACCTGATGGTGATTTTAAAATAGTTAGTGGTACATCTGACTCAGGCTCAGAAATAAATTTACTTTCACAAAATGCTTTGGGTTCTGGTCAACCTGCTTCATATAACAGCATTGCTTCTGCATCAGATGGAAATGGCACAACTTGTTTCGTTTATAGAGCAAATAGCAGTCAGTATGTAATGGCACAATTAATTACAACAAATGCATCAGGTGTTACAACTTATGGAACAGAAAGTTCTATATTTTCAGTTCAATCTGATTGCAGACACTGTGGTGTTAGTTATGATGCTAATTATAATGATGGAGCAGGAGGATTTTATGTCACTATTCAAAGAAATTCTAATTCACGCACTTATTTAATTGGAATATTATATAGTGGAACAACAATCACTTATGGTAACGATAAAAATTGGACAAGTGGAAGTACAACAGCAGAAGTTTTATGGAACGCTTTTGATTCTACAAACGATAAAACTTATGTTTGGACAAGCAAACCATACTCATCGATGACTGCTGTAACAAATCACACAGGTAGTTCTTTTCAAGCAGGAAGCCCTAATTTTGCCTTTGGTAGTGCATCAAGTAGAATGCAGTTTGGTAATATGATTTATGACAATACCAATAACAGAGGTACTATATTTTATAGAGATGAAAGCAATAGTGATTATCCCACAGCAATGGCTTACACTGTTAGTGGTACAACATTTACTTTTGGAACTGCTAAAGTTTTAGAAAGTTCAGCAGCTTGGTACATCAATGGAGCTGAAGGAGAAGCTGATGGTAATGGTACAATTTGTGTATGGAATAATGGAGATAACACAGCTTTAAAATCAACTGTTTTAAGTTACTCAGGTACGACAATAACAAATGGTGCAATCGTTACTATAAATTCAAATAGTACAATTGGATCATATCAACATTTAACATATAATAAAAAATCTAAACAATATCTTGCTGTAATTAGCACTGAAACAGGTTCTGATCCTACAATTCCTTATGTTTTTGTCGGTACTTATTCATCAGGAGCAGTG